TATTTTTACACGACAACAGAAAAAATACATAATACTAACGAATTGCCTGATTATGAGAATTTTATCAATAAATCCCTATCGCAAAAAAGTATGTTACAATCAATGAGAATTGCTATGACCGTACCAGGTTTTACAGGATTGTCTGTAGGTGACCTTATATCGTATGAAATGCCAAGTTATGAACCAGCAGACAAGAAAAACCCATTAGACTTTGATCCATATATGTCTGGTCGTTACATTGTAGAAAGTATAAGACATAGATTTGATGTAGCCAGAGATAAACACATAATGAATTTAGAGTGTGTTAAAGACAGTACACGAGTACCGTATCCAAAAGAAACGATAGACACATTTACCGATAGAGAAACCAACAAAAACAACGCCAACATACTACAATACGATTTAGATGACGCTGTAGTTACACAAACAGAAAGAAAGAGTAATATATTCAAATAATGCTATGAGTTAAGCCCGCCGATTATTAAGGGCTGTCCACACCAGAGATTATGAGAAAATATATCATAGGAACAAAGTAAACAATGAAACAAACAATGAGAAAATGTATAAAACAGATAAAAGACACATATAAGGCTGCTCAGATAGCCTGTGATAATACTGTGTATAGATATAAGTATAGAGTATTCTTTAAGGGATATCGAGGGCTGCTAGAAGAATTACCAAGAGTTGAAGTCAGGCTCCCGCAGATAAAGAATAAGATAAATCAAGGATTTAAGACGATTTTAGAGAATTCAGCCTTGGTTTTAGATAGGGCAGCCATTTGGCGTAGGACTGGAGTAAATAGTAAAAAATAGCGTATGTTGTGTGCTTTAAAAGAAAACATTTAAGGAGGCTGGCAAAGATATGAACGAGAATTTTTTAGGGTTAAACGGCTTTATCTGGTTTGTGGGTGTTGTTGAAGATAGACAAGATCCTGAATACCTAGGCAGAGTTCGTGTAAGAATACTTGGCTCTCATACATCTGATAACAATGCCTTACCGACAGCCGACTTACCGTGGGCATCTGTTACATTACCTACCACATCAGCTGGTATATCTGGTTTAGGACAATCGCCGTCTTTTCTTGTAGAAGGCAGTTGGGTGTGGGGATATTTTAGAGATGGCAATTATAGACAGGAACCGATGGTGTTGGGTAGTTTACCTGGTAAACCTGTGGAGTTGGCTGGCTCATCTGGCTTCTATGATCCAAACGGCATTTATCCCAAGTACAAAGACGAAGTGGACACCAATAGGCTGGCGGTCAATCTAAAAGAAGGTGCGACAGAATTGTCACCACATTTGTCCTTGACTTTAAGACGAAATACACGTATAACAAACGTAGCCACAGCGGACTTTAATCCAATAGAGGCAGCTGACGGTAGTGCTATTGCTGGATCTGATGGTGACCTATTCAGCCAGCCGTCTATACCCTACAACGCCACTTATCCTTACAATCACGTATTAGAAACCGAAAGCGGTCATATTAAGGAATATGATGATACGGCTGGCTCCGAAAGAATACACGAAAGACACCGAACAGGAACCAGTTATGAAATAGATTCAACTGGCACACGAACCGATATTATTAAAAATGACCATTATACCTTTGTTTCTGACAAGAGTCAAGCGTACATACAAGGCGACTCAGACATCACCATAAACGGTCGCCATAAATTATACATAAACAAGAACGGCAGCCTTAATAATCATTATGATATCCAGGTAGGACCAAACGCCAATATTAATATACAAGTAGATTCGGGTGATATTAATATGGTGACCGTAAACGGCAAAATCAACGTCAATGCTGGGGAAGACTTTAATTTAAAGGTAGGTGGTAATCTAACGATAGACGTAGAAGGTAACTTAACGTCTAACGTGGCTGGCAGTAATACGGATAATACCACAGGAAATAAAATTATAAGAGGTGCTACGATAGACCTAAACCCATAGACTTTTGAGCATATAATAACTAAAGACAGCCTCTAATCTATAAAGTGATATAACTAGTAATCAACACAAGGCGGCTGCCATATTCTATAGAAAAAGACTAGTTCAAAACTCATAAAAAAAGTCTAGTATCTTTAGACGTAAAAATTTTTCTGGATATTTTTTAGTCTTCTAAAACATCACTATTTACAAAGTTGTCTTCTATCATATCAGATACTTCATCTAACTTAAAGTGTAAATCATTAGATAAATTTACATCATACTTTTCATCAAAGTCACTTACAAGTTTGTCTATCTTACCTAATAGAACATCTACTTTATCTCTCATATTATCATAGTCTTTTTCAAGTGTTTTAGTTATTTTAGTCATATTAGTCCTTTCTTATTTTACAATATTATTGTCTTTGTTTAATTGTTCTTTTTTAAAGTTACTATCGGTCAATTGTGAATATACATTATTCTCAATACTTTCATAAACATCTAACATTAAGTCTTCTACATTTAAAGACTTATTAAACGATTTAAGAATTTTTGCGATCTCATATAATTGAGTATCTACTGTATTCATAGTATCAAAAAATTGTTTATTAGTCACTGTCATATTTTCTCCTTTGTTTTTGTTTAACATATACAAGTAATATACAGGAAAATATAGCAGAAATCTAGTGAAAAAGGGAGAAAGTTTTTTCACTGAATAAAATCAAGGTTTTATGTGGCTATGTTCTATTTTTGTTCTACTTTAGAAATCCTGTTTTATATACATAGTGGGTGTAGAACGCACAAAGAAATGCTTAGAGTCCTATAAATAGAATCATACATTAATCTTCCTGACATTGTTAATAATAAACGGCGTACCAAAGGACACACTTACTATGCCTACTTTTAAGTCGATTAAAGACAAAGATAAAAATACAGTTTTAAAAAGATTAAAAAAACGATCACCAAGTATACCTGACTTTACGTGTACCGATATAGATTATATTATTGAAAAGATTGAATCGTATCACTCTAAAGGATTATTAACGGTGTACGCCAGTAAGTTATTAAAACGTAAATTAGAACGTTTAAGAAGTAGCAACGAGGCGCTTCGGGACAGTGGTCGGTACTGGTATAAAAAATTTAAGAGTCTGTTTCTAAAAAATCGAGTCTAATCGGCGAGATTCTTTGAGCGATTTTAAAGAAGTGTGAAGTTTTTGTTACACTGTAAATTACCTTGTTAAATATTTGAAGTTCTATCAAACAAGGAGTTTAGAATGAGATTACTATTAATCGCTTTAATTATGTCTTTGATGAGTTCGTTTAGTTATGCTAGAGATCAAATCTCTATAGTCGGTAGTTCTACCGTATTTCCATTTGCCACTGTTGTTGCTGAAAAAGTTGGTCGTCAAGGTGTTAAAACACCAGTGATTGAATCAACGGGTACAGGTGGCGGTATGAAATTGTTTTGTAAAGGTATCGGTGTCAATACACCTGATATGACAAACGCAAGTCGTGCTATTAAACCCAAAGAAAAAGAAATGTGTTTTAATAATGGTGTAACCGATATATCCCAAGTGATTGTTGGTTTAGATGGTATTGCTGTAATTCACTCGTACAAAAACAAACAAGTTAATTTTACAGTGGAACAATTATGGCAGGCACTTGCTGAACAAGGTTCAAAACCACAAAAGTGGTCTGACATTGATCCAAGTTTACCCAATATTAAAATATCGGTACTTGTTCCACCACCAACTTCAGGTACCAGGGATGCCTTTAATGAGTTAGTAATGAAACAAGGTTGTCCTAAATCTATTGACAAAAAGAAATGTGATTTGTTAAGAGAAGATGGTGCCGCTATTGAAGCAGGTGAAAACGATACATTGATTATTAATAAGTTAGTTGGTGAACCAAATTATTTTGGTATACTCGGTTATTCTTACTACGATTCAAACAAAGACAAAGTAAGAGCAACAACGATTAATGGTAAAACAATATCATTATCATCTATCCAAGATGGTTCTTATCCAATTAGTCGACCATTATTCTTCTATGTAAAAAATCAACACAAAGGTGTGATACCTGGTATTGATGAATACATTAAAGAGTTCACTTCTAAAAAAGCCGTAGGTAAAAGAGGTTACTTAACTGATATAGGTTTAGTACCCCTTGCTAATCCACAAGAGGCAATTACACAAGTTAAATAATATAATTCTGGTGTGTCATATAAATAAACTGTATGACACACACAGACTATAACGCAGGTAACTTTCAGGAATATGATTATGAATGTGAGTGGATAGAATGTGCCTGGAAGAATGTCCATAAAACAATTCATTTAGTAACTGCCTTTACCTATCCTTGGTTAACAATAAAATACTAGACTTGACTTTTTTTGTATTATGTGTTATTATTATATCTGATATGTTATAAACACATATCTAGTATAAATAATAATAACGTTCAACTCAATAGAGTCGGAAGTAGGCATTAGCCGAAGGAACGCACCTAACTTAACTACAAGGAGGGTGTATGACAAGCAGATTCACCCATTTATTCAAAAAGAGGGAAGAGAAAAGAAACCTCGACTCAAAAGTAAAAGCACTATTTGGTGCTAGACACGAAGTTGATATAAATGGAAACGGAACATCTGGTTATGTTGTAAAACACGGAACCAACAAAGGTAAAGTGTTAGCACATAACGTAATTAAATCCACAAACAACTG